ACAGCAACCCTTAAAATTCAAAAACTCTGAGAAATACAAGTCAGATGTCGGCGATTATTCTGTTGAATCTTCTGATTATGATTATACCCATGTAGATAGGAAGTCATTTGGTGATTTCTGTGGCACTACTACAGTTGGTTACTCAAGATTTTGCAAAGAGCTTGATAGAAACAGGAGTATTGGCTGTTATATGTTCGTTGTTGTAGAGGTGGCACTAGAAGACATGGAATCTAATAATAAAAAAAGCTACAAAAAGTATAAACTAGACTATGTTTTTCATAATATGAGAAAAATACAAAAAGAATACAGTGACTGTTGTCAGTTTGTGTTTTCGGGGTCTAGAGAAATGAGCGAATTACTTATACCTAAGATTTTAGTTATGGGTAAGCAATTATGGAAGACTGACATAAATTATTTTTGGTCTAAATATTTAAAAGAAAAATGAGTTGGGAAAAAGGCATACAAGAATCTAGAAATAGGTTCCCAGATATTAACAAAGAGATTTTGGAGATGGAGGGATACATAGAGGAAGAGGAAGCAAAATTATTGCTTTATAAATTCCTGAGGCAAACCCGTCATTTGCTGCAGAGTTCATCACAGGTGTAAAATTGTTCCCTTTCCAGCATATGTCCATAAAGGCGATGATGGAGACCGATTACTTTTTGGGGATATGGAGTCGTGGAATGTCCAAAAGCTTCTCTACGGCTGTTTTTGCGCTATTAGACGCTATTTTAAACCAAGGTGTTCATATTGGAATCATATCTAAGTCTTTTCGTCAGTCTAAAATGATATTTAGCAAGATGGAAGAGATAGCTCAAAGCCCTAAGGCAGAGTTTCTTTCTCAGTGCATAACGAGGGTATCAAAAGCTAATGACCAATGGGTAATGGAAATCGGAAGAAGTAAAATTACTGCTTTGCCTCTTGGTGATGGAGAAAAGCTTCGTGGTTTCCGTTTCGAGAGAATGATTATTGATGAGCTTTTGCTGATGCCAGAGAAAGTTTTAAACGAGGTTATTATGCCGTTCCTTTCTGTTATCAAAAACCCTACTGAGAGACAAGAGATTTATGATGTCGAAACAGAGATGATAAAACAGGGCAAGATGAAGGAGGAGGATAGACATAAGTGGGCTAACAACAAAATTATTGGTTTGTCTTCTGCATCTTATAGGTTTGAGCATTTGTATAAGATGTATTGTCAGTACGAAGCATTGATTCTTAATCAAAACGAGCAAGATAAGGCTCATCGGACTATAATGCACTTCAGTTATGATGTTGCGCCACCTCAACTTTATGATCAGAACCTTATTGATCAAGCTAAGGCTACAATGAGTCAGGCTCAGTTTGACCGAGAGTTCATGGCAGTATTTACTGATGACAGTTCTGGTTACTTCAAGGTTAGTAAGATGGCTGCTTGTACAATTCCAGATGGAGAGGGTCAATCTGTAGAAGTAAAAGGTCAACCACAGGACGAGTACATACTTTCTTTTGACCCGTCTTGGTCAGAGAGTGATGGGTCTGACGATTTTGCTATGATGTTAATCAAGCTGAATAAAGAAACAAAAAAAGGTACAATAGTGCATAGTTATGCTTTATCAGGATCTAACCTGAAGACTCATATTAAGTATATGGCTTATCTATTGGAGAACTTCAATATAGTATCGATTGTCGGTGACTACAATGGAGGAGTGCAGTTCTTAAACTCTTGTAATGAGAGTAGTATTTTTAAAGATAAAAAATTAAAACTAAACTTGATTGATGCTGATTTGGATGACCACCAAAACTATGATAAAGGTCTTAGGGATTTAAAGAGGCAGTATAACAAAGACAATAGGACTTTTGTATTCTTGAGAAAACCTAGTTCAAAGTGGATACGGTATGCCAACGAGTTACTTCAAGCATCATTTGATCACAAAAGAATATTCTTTGCTGGTGCGGCTATGGATGACGACTACAATAAACAAAGAAAGTCTAATATTCCTATAAAAAATATAAAATTTATAAACAATTATAACGAATCTTCCGAAGCCTCGAAAATGATTGACTTTGTAGAGCATCAGAAAGATATGATGGACTTAATCAAAGTTGAGTGCGCTATGGTGCAGGTTACTACGTCCACACAAGGAACTCAAAGTTTCGATTTACCTTTGAACCTAAGGAAACAAAGAGGAGCTGATAAAGCAAGAAAAGACTCCTACTCTGCATTGATTCTAGGCAACTGGATGTTGAATGTATACTATGATATGACTGACGATAAGATCGAAACAAATCAGGGTACATTCACCCCAATGTTTATAGATTGAAAATAATTGTTGACTTTGCAAAGTTAAAGTTAAACTTTTGACTTTTCGGTGTATAATAGGTTATGGCGAAGAGAAAGTATAACAAGAAATCGGACTACTGGAAAAGGTTCGATGAAAAATCACAACAAAGCCCAGTAGTAAGTCAAGACGAGTTTTCTCCAGATATTGTAGGGGACCCTTTTTATGTTTCATCTGCATCTTACACTGGCACATCTAAAGCATCTTATTCAAGGAAGTCTAATGTCGGCGCACCTGCAACAAGAGCAAACAGGGCGGCATTTGAAAGCACTATTGACAGGTTCTCTAGTATAAGAAGAGGTTTACTTCCTTATAAATTTTCAGCTGATGGCATTAACGTGCGTGAAGCTATCGAGCTTTGTCAAAAAGCTTACGCAAACGTTTCTGTATTTCGAAACGCTGTCGATATTATGTCTGAGTTCGCTAATACCGAATTATTTTTAGATGGTGGCACCCAAAAGAGCAGAGACTTTTTCAACGAGTGGTTTAAGAAGATCAACCTTACAAATCTAAAAGATCAATACTTCAGAGAGTACTATAGAAGTGGAAACATCTTTATGTATCGTCTAGACGGTAAATTTAAGGCTGACGATTTTGTAAAACTTATCAACTCTGTAGCTCCTAAGAACGGAGTGAAGAATAAGGTTCCTATCAGGTATATACTTCTGAACCCTTATGACATAGTAGCTAAAAAATCATCGACTTTCCAGACAGGGAACTATGAGAAGATACTTTCTGAGTATGAAATGGCTAGACTTAAAAACCCATCCACGGAAGAAGATCAAGAGATCTTTGACTCTCTACCTAAGAAGGTTCAAGAGGAAATCAAGAGTGGACAATATTCTATGGACGGTCTTAATATCGAGTTAGCCCCAGAAAGAATATCTCACTCCTTCTACAAGAAGCAAGACTACGAGCCTTTTGCAATTCCATTCGGTTATGCTGTCCTTGAAGACATCAACGCCAAGCTTGAGCTTAAAAAAATGGATCAAGCTATAACAAGAACCGTAGAGAATGTTATTCTACTCATTACCATGGGTGCTGAACCTGATAAAGGAGGAATAAATGCTCAAAACTTAAATGCGATGCAAAACCTTTTCAAAAATGAAAGTGTTGGTCGTGTTCTTGTCTCAGACTATACCACAAAAGCTGACTTCGTCATACCCGATCTTAACAGAGTTCTGGGTTCTGAAAAATACAAAGTATTGAATGAAGATATTAAACAAGGTCTTCAGAATGTCGTTGTAGGTGAAGAAAAGTACGGAGCAACTCAAGTTAAAGCTCAGATATTTATCGACAGATTGAAGGAAGCTAGAAATGCTTTCTTATCAGACTTTTTACAAAAAGAAATCAAAAGGGTTGCTGTTGAATTAGGTTTCAGGTCTTACCCTACCGCAGTATTTAAAGATATTGACATGAGAGATGAAACTCAGCTAATGAGAGTGGCTACAAGGCTAATGGAGCTTGGTGTTATTACTCCTCAGCAAGGCATGGAGATGTTCCATACTGGAAAGTTTCCTAAGGTAGAAGAAATTAGACCAGCGCAAGATAAGTTTGTGGAGGAAAGAGAAAAGGGTTATTACAATCCTATAGTCGGAGGTGTCCCAATGATGGAGAGCGCCGAAAAAGAGAACAGTGGTCCGAAAGGAGAAGCTGGAAGACCAGAAGGAACGAACGAAGCTCCTCAGGTTAATTCAGAAGCTAGTTACTCAAGAAAAGAAATAGAAAGAACTATTGCAGAACTGGAGACCGCAAGGGCTTCTATAAAAACATTGATGCGTGATAAGTTAAACATCAAAAGGTTCACCAAGAAGAATGAAAAAATGCTAGATAGCTTATGTGAAGCTATTGTGTGTTCTACTGACATTGAAAATTGGACACAAAAAGCTCTTTCCTGTGTATCTAACCATGAGGAAATACAAAATTTAGATGTTATGCCTGGTATATTAGAAATAGCAGTCAAGCATGAGCTAGATAACTACTCAGCTGCAATACTAT